CTCAGATACAATAGAAGAGTAGTCAGCTCTCATATTCTGGATTTCTGTATATTCTGAATCTGTAAGATATTCCTTATGTAAAGTATATCTTTCTCCATCAAAAGCTACATTATCATTATCCTTTGTGTATTTCTGACCGTAAATTTTACCGCCATCCCAATTCTCATAAACAAAATAAGAATCATATACACCAGTAATGTAATACCATTCGTTATCAGCGTCCTCGTATGAAGCCAAAAGATTATAAAGTGCATAACGGATATCATCATGACTAATTTCAAAAGTTCTAGTCATTTTTTCAAATGTCTGACACTCTCCATCAGTACCGTCAGGTTCAGAAGATCCTTCACCCTCACCTTCTCCATCATTGGAAGGTTCACCAGTTTCATCGCCTTCTGAATTTTCTCCGTCTATTCCATTATCTTCACCAAATACTTCTGCGAATTTTACTTCTAATTCCTCATCTGATAAATTTTCATAATCAAATGTTATATCTTCAGCAGTTTTATTGTATTTAGCAAGTAACTCTTCAAATTTATTCATACTATTTTCATTTCCTCCTTCCCCTGATAATGTTTGAATAGGATTTTGTTCTTTATTGAAACAAGCAGTCTCTAAATTTTCAATTCGTGCTTGTAGTTCAACCATTTTTGATTCATAATCTTCAAATAAACTATTGTTCTTGGAACTAAAATCTGCCAATTTAATATTTGAGCCAGTCATTCCAGGTTTCACTTCGTTGCCTTGAGGTGTCTTACCTAAGATTGTTACACCAGAAAACCAAAAATCTTCAATATTTAAGAACTTCTGTTTAGCATCGTAACTGAGTTCTCGGATTGACAGTTCGACCGATACAGAACATTCTTCTTCACGCTGTAAAATTTCAGCAGCCTTGGAATATTCCTCGAAAATATATCCATCGACTTCACAATAAGTTTTCTTTTTTTCTTCATCATAAACTAGCTGTGCATTACAACTTTCAGGTATGATTCCAATAGGGTATTCATCATAGACCACATCGCCATTCTCATCTTCGTGCATATTGTGAGAATAAAATTCCCATTGACCTTCTGGGTTCTCATCAGTTGTTACTTTATGAATATATCCAAGAATCGGACGATTACTGAAAGACGGGAGAGCAGCTTCCATAACAGAAGAATCAATATTAGAACCATTTATATTTAAATCTGTATGACAGGACTGTAAATGAACAGGAAGAAGACCATCTTTGTTCTTGTCTGATTCGTCAAAATTTACTCGTCCATGTACTTGAACAACTAATGGTTCACCAGTTTTTTCGGCACTGAACTTCGTAGAACGCTTATATTTATTTGAATAAAAATCATATAAATCTTCTATATAAAGAAGTCTTTTCTTAGCCATTTTCTTCTCCTTTCTTAAAAATTTGGGCATAAATAAAACCACTCAGAATAGGAGAGTGGCTAAATGTTCAGCATATTACTATACTGAATTTTTGATTTATCTATATCATCTGAAAACATCAATTTATCAGTATTCAGAAAAGTATAAATACCGTTTTGTTCATCAATTTTCTGAAAACCAAGATTCATCATCTTAGAAGCTGTTTCAGAATCTGATGTCTTTATAAAGTTCTGTTTCATCCTTTTACTCCTTATTTATTTGCCTTAGTTCCTTCGTTTTTATTTCCATCACGACTAGCTACCCCTTCATCTGATAATTCGTCATCTTTCTTAGCTGTAGTTCCATTATTATCTGTTTGTGTATAAGAAGATGATAAAGGTTGCCACATATTATTTAATCCAATAGCATTTTCCATAAATGTACTATTCATAACTTCAAATGGAGTAGAAGTAACAGTAGCATAATCTAATTTTTTAATGCCAAGAGTGGCATAATCCTTTAATGATGAAATGTATTCATCTTGGCTAAACACAGTTACACGATGATAATAGAAATCAAAAATTTCTGAAATATTTAATTTGATATATCTTTTAATATTTGCTTCCAGTTTAGAAAGCTGATAAAACATAAGGGATTCGTCAACACGAATACTATGTCTAAGACCTACGGAGTTATCACTATCTCCGAATAGTGCAGAACTAAGACCTAAAGATTCAAATAAATTTTTGATTGCTTGTGAGAAAGCATTTGTATCATCAACTTGATTTTTATTATTGAAAAAGATTGGTTCAACTTCACAAGGAGAGAAAGCAGTGGCACACAAATCTGGTGCAACTTCATCAATCATTTGCTGAGATAATCTAACCAAATCTAGGTCAACAGCAAAATCGTTTACCTCATCTGAACCACTGATAAGAGGAATTTTACTAAGAAGTAATACATAATTTTCAAGTTCTGTCTTTGCTTTAATCAAATCGTTGTAATCAAGCAAATCAAGAAGATTCTGAAATACTGTAACGAAAAATGGAAGAGGAACAATTGGATCCTCACCACAAATCATACAAATTGTTCTTTCAGGAGGAAGCTCAAACCATTGAAAGTCTCTACCTTTAGATTTGTAATCTTCATATCCTTGAATAAATATCTTATCCCATATGCCTTCGCCATCATTATTTACACCATATAAAAACTCTTTATTATCACCAGAATCAAAATATGCAGCATTGAATTTTACAATATACGTATTACCTTCTGTAATTCCCGAAATTTTATAATATTTTGGATCAAGATCATTTATGAAAAATGAATTTTCATCATCATATGTAAAACCACAATATATTCCATCTCGTAAACAAGTTGCGATAATTTTAGGACTTAGATTCCTTAATCCCATATTTTGTAGTCTTTTACACAAGGTCTGATAATCAGCCATGAAATCTTTACTCTTTGGGTTTTTTGTCCAATCTTCGTTTTTGTAAACTACATTATAAGAATACAGGGGCATATTTGCGTAATAATTAATTAGTGTTCTATAATTAGAACTGATACGATATAAATACTGCGAAACATCTCTAATGTTATCTAAGTTGGCAAGTGGTGACTGAATATATGTTACAAGTTTTTCCTTGGTATATTGAACATATGTCTTTGATTGTGTCTTTCCAACATTCTGCGTTAATATATTTTGAAGAGTTGCGAAGTCAAGTATTTGGGCATACTTTTTGGTTGAAGTTCCAATTTTTGTTCCATCGACCATGACTTCTGCTGGCTCTTTTTGAGATGATTGTTTATTTGTTATATTTGACATTTTCCTTTGTAGTCACCACCTTTCTGTTTATAATTTTCTGTAATAAAAAACTAACTAGAATGTCTATTCCAGTTAGTTGCTCGTTTTGATATACCAACCATTTGAGAGATATCGAAGTCTGTGTTTTTTGGCTTTAATTTTACTGCTAAATCTGTACAAATTTTAAAATTATATTCAAGTGCTGAAAAACGGTCTTTGCGCATTCCTGGTTTTTCTATAATTTTAATATTCGTTCCTTTTATTTCATGGTCAAGATTTATTAATTCATTAACCATAAATGATGTTTGAATATATGGTAATTTAAGCATTGCTTGTTCTTTTGGTGTCATCTTGGAATATCCACGAATCTTTTTTACTAATTCCTCTGCTTCAAATTCAGAAGTCAAAAGATTAATAGAGCCATTCTGAAATCCTGCACGTAATGCAATAGCTGCCTTAGTATTAAAATCAGCAGTCGCCTTAATAGACCAAACAACTTTATTAGCATTACGAATTTTACATCTGTCAGCCATATTGTCATCATTAATACAAGTCATAGCTTCATATGTAACAGCGTATTCAGCGTCATACTGAGGCTTAATTATAAAGTCATATACGCCAATACCTTGACCATTGGTATCAAGAACCAAATCGGTACAATTAAATTGATAGAATAACCTCATAACTAAAATTCCTAATTCATCTGTTGTCATTCCTTCGTGAGTTTCTAAGTAGACAATATTTGAAATATAATCATTTTTTTCAGTCGGAATTGCAGAATTAATAATAAGTGCGGCGGCATCATTATTATGTTTTTTACTTGCCAATAATGCTACATCGACAGACAATATTCGTTTTTCATTTGTTGCTAATTCGGGGATTTTAATTTGATGATTACGATATATTTCAAGCGGATAGAAAGAATTTCTGATTTTCCGTCTCGGTGAAATATCATCAAATTTGAAGAATGCTCCATCTGTATCTCCATACCATTCAGCACCCATTTCCATTTTAAATGCAGTAGGATCAAAATCTGCCTCAGACATTTCATCCTCAACCTGTTCACGAGATAGCAAGCCTTCTCGTATAGCACATTGATATGGAAGCCCTACGCAAAAGTAACGCTTAGTATCATCAAGCATGTTTGCATAGTAAGCTTTTAATTTCTCAAAACTCCAATGAGACTTATACCACGCAGATGACATATACATTTCGATATTACGCTCCTGAAGGTGGGCATATTTTGGATTATTAAGATAACCAGGCGAACGTGGAGCTGTTAAGAATTTACGAAGAACTGTATTAATTGTATTCAAATCAACCATCCTGAACTCATCTACGACTATAAGCGTTGCTCTGTTATGACGAGCCGAGTCATTTGAACTAACGATTTTTATCCAACTACCATTACGGAAATCAACATGAGCATTATTTATTGAAGTAGAAATTTCAGAAATTTCGGAACGAAGATTGGCTGAACCCCAACCATAATTTTTCATAAAGTCATCATTTATCTTTTGAATGACCTCTAGTGATTGAGATTTATATCCAGAAGCCACACAGATTTTTGTCCCAGGATACAGGATACAACGCACAACACAGTACAAACTTGTCAACCATGTCTTGCCACTACCACGACTTGCAATATACATAAAGTTTGTACTAACCATCATCATGTATATTAAAATCTTTTGAAATAGCTTTAATTTCACATTCAGATATTCGAGTACAAATCTTTGTGGATTTTTCCTATAGAATGAAGCCCAATAAGCAACTCCTTCTAATACACGCTCAGATTTTTCTTGATATACTTCTTGTAATGACTTTTTCTTTTCTTTCTTTGTGGTAGCCATAATTATTCATCATCCTTGTTGCCAAAAATCTTATCAAATAGAATTTCACTATCTGATTCCTCATCATAAGATGGTGGATTAACAGTATATTTTGCCATTACTCGTTCATATATATTTGAAAATCTGTTTTTCAGACCAAGCATTTTTGATGCGTGACCTCTATAAAAAGCATCTATGTAAGTACCAATTTTATCAACATCTGCAAGTTCTGGATCTATATCAGGAAGAGGGCGTGTTTCCTCATATTTCTGAATTAATGTACCCATTGTCTGAGCATCTGAAAATGTATCAAGTGTATTTTGTTTTGGCTTTAGATTACCTGTATCAAGCCATTGCTGATAAGAATAATCCAGATCTTTTGTAGAAGCCCCTTTTTTAATTGCATTACGCTTCATCAATTTAAGGATTGATAGATTTTGGAATGTTTCTTCTTGAGCCTTCTGTGAACAGTCATATCTCGAAATCCAGTCTTGGTACTCATTTTCAAGGAACATCAGTTCTTCATTATTATAATCCGTGCCAAATCTCTTTTTTGCTGCACGTAATGTTTTTTGTACGATTTTTACATCTTCAGAATTATTTTCTATGTCATCTTCAACACTTAATTCTGAATCACACCAATGTTTATTTTTATATTGTGGTAATGATTTAACCATAACAATATATTGTTGTGCTGCCGTGGCACGATTTTTTTCACCAACGCCTTCAGCTAATGTGTTAATTTGTGACTCATAATCAGAATCAATAAACACCCAATCAAGTCTTCTAAATGTATTTATAGTTTTTTGTTTATTATCTATTCGATTTCCATCCTTGTCTTTATCAGTACACATATCTATTAAACATTCTTTACATGCAAAATGTTCAATTCCACTTGCTGTCTCAGTAGATGAATAAAACGCCTTTACAGTTTTCCATTTTCCACAATGAGGGCAGTATACATAATCCAGATTAAGAAGATGATTGTAGTCTAAAGCTAATTCATGGTATGCTGATTTTACCGAATTTACAGTTAGCTTCTTAATTTCATCATCTGTTTTTGCTTGTTTTAAATTAGCTATAGTAATCACTTCCTTCCTTTTATTCCAACATAAAAAGAAGCCACTTCATACGAAATGACTTCTCATAATTTCCAATATTAAATTTCCAATGAAAGTGCAATTTATCCCTTATTCTCAAGACTCTGTTTCAGTTCATCAAGTTCTTTCTTAATATCAACCAAAGAAACAGTTACATTACTCTCATAATCAACAATTTGTACATCACTTGTAGCCATTACTTTACCATTTTTATTAGTCACTTTTTGTCCACTAGACGACACAGTTATATCATTATTGGTTACTGTTGTAGTTCCACCTTCACCAGTTAAGGTAATATCTCCTGAGTAAGTTGTTTTCTTTCTTTCGCTTGTTATCTCAAATCTATTACCAAATATTTGTATTTTATGATAAGCACTCTGAACTAACTGAAGAAAGAAATTTGTATTCTCCGTTGTTGTACCTTCTTCAACAGTATACATATTAATAGAGTTGCTGTCTTTATCAAGAATAATCTTACCATCTATTTGAGCAGAAACCTTATTTACTTTATCAGAAATTTTCTTATCATTACGAAGTAGAAGAGTAGTGAGTTTTTGTAATCTATCCTTAATCATTTTCAATACCTCCATAAACCTCTTTGTAAGATGTATTATATATAGCATCTATATCATCATCTGATAATTCACTACTATTAATTTCTTCGCCAATAGATACTAATATGTCATAGGTTAAATCTGATACTATCATTATATTTTTATATCCAATTTCCTTATCTAGTTCCTTAACTTTCGTTTTTAATTCATCGAGATCCGAGGTTTCAAAAATAACTACATTATCAGATTCATCAACAATACTAAATATTTCGTAAAAATCCTTATTAAGTACAGATGTGTACTTTGTTAATATCTTATATTTCATTTTATTCCTCCAAATTTTAGTACAGGTAGTGAGACTTGAACTCACACGGTATTATTACCAGAGGATTTTAAATCCTCTGTGTCTGCCTATTCCACCATACCTGCTTATATTAAGGCAATTATAATGATCTGTAGGAGATTCGGACTCCTGTTGCCGCCGTGAAAGGGCGGTGTCCTAGACCGCTAGACGAACAGACCTAATATGGGTATCTCACCCACTGGATCAGCATAAAGCACTAACTAGCTGATTTTGGACTGTACACATCCAGTTTTTCAGAACTTAGTCGCTTATCAGCAACCCGATTCATGCTTCCACATTTTACTCATTCCTAACTCGTGCGTCTTACACGTCAAATGCATGATATGTATATGAGCAACCGTTTACTTTAATGGTTCTCATTAACGCAGAGAAGCACGAACATCTTCTCATTTCTAAGGCTGAAAGCCACCGATAATCCTAGATGTTGGTAGGAAAGAAGTAGGTCTTATAATGCTACATGAATAGCAAAAGCCAAGATGTGATACTTATATATTCTCTGTTTGGTTGCCCATTTAAGGGTTCTTTTATTTATTCTCTACATTGTCGTCACCTTTTTATATATGCCTTTCGTGCCTGTTTATAAGGGCTTTATTTGGATAATACAGTGCTATCGGTCTGTTAGTCCGTCTGATTTTCACAGAGCCTTGTTGAGTTTTATGGTTTCAGAGCATTCGGCTTATAATTATTTGGGTTACCCACTTAAGGGTTCTTTTATTTATTCGCTTGTTTCATATTCTCGTAAGTGTTACAATGATTTTGTCCCTATACGGACTGAGGAGGAATTGCCCATGAAAGCAGTTTTGAATTCGTCCAGCCCAATATAACCAAAGCAGCTAAGACATGAAATAAGCGGAATCGAAACCGCTTAAAGTGCTTATCCGTGTTAAGAAAGATCAAGCTGGTAACTTGCTTTGTTACATAGCGGTATAGTAACAATGCCACAACGGAGATTGGAAAATAAATTCGGCAAAAGGCGACCTCACCAATCGCCTTTTGAAATGATTTCGATTTGTTAGAAAAGTGGGAGAGGGAATTAAATGAAGCGTTAGACGAAAGCTTCATCGGCATCCTCAGTATCTTCACGAATGACATACATCTGAGTTGTTTCGGAAGATTCGTGTCCCAAAAGTTTCTGTGCTGTTTCCAATGCACGATGGTCGTAACATACAAGATTGGTCGCTCTGCTTCTTCGGAAGTTATGTGGAGTCGTTCTCCTACCAACAATTTCAGAAAATTCATTTATACACCAATCATTGAA